AAGTTACACGATAATATTGATATACTAAAATCAATGATAAGCTATTTAGAAAGGCACAATCACTTCATGGACGATTCAGCCGGAGTTAACCATGAACAATGAAAAGATGTATACGCAACAAGAATTAGATATAGAATTATTAAAAAATAATCAAAATCATCTTTTTAAGATTTTAGATGAAATAAAATCAAATCAAAAATGGATGTTAGGTATTATGGGAACAGGATTCATAGGATTACTTAGTCTCATGGCGCATGGATTTAAATGGATAATGTAGTTTAGATTAACCCCATTTGAAGGTGTTGAATAATATTTGGCGGCTTAATTTAACTAGGATGGAATTGGGAAATGCAAAACATGACTAAAAAAGAATTAAGAGACGAGATAATAATTAAACTGCGGGATGCTGGGTACGAGAACTACATAAGCATCGTTGAGTTGTACACGCACAAAGTATACGAAGATGCTCAAAAAGACGCAGAAGAAGGTCATTGGGGTAAAATTACTCAAAAGGTAGAAAGATGAAAAAACTATACTGCATTATGTTTGGGCATGAAGTCGACAACGTATCAATTGATTTTGATGCGTTATTAAACAAGCAATTTTATATCTGCAATCATTGCAACCAAAGGGTTTATTTTTTATGAAATGGACAACGAAGGGAAGCCGTGCTGTTCTGAGTATGTGCGTGAAGTAAGGGGGTTGTGATGTTGTACGAAGAACATAAAAAACTATTTAGGGAGTCCGAATCAATATCGTTTAAGGCAAAGGATGCCTTGAGACATTTACATTATTTAAAATTAGTATAAATAATTAACCAAGGATGGTTAACATGAGCGACAGACCTAACTTAATTGACCATGAAATAAGATTAAGGCAAATAGAAAAGGTACTGGATGCTATTGAAAAGAAAAATAAATCGCATCAGGAAATGATAAAAAATCATTTTACATGGATAATAGGAACGGTAATAACGTCGGTAACCGGATTGATATTACATGCTGTAAAATTAATTTAAGGATAAATTAATGGTTGCTCGCGGCCAGAATTTCAGACAATTCCCAGTAAACATTGTAGGCTCAAGCATATTCGGACGTTATCCGAAAATTAGCATTGAAAAAACCTATAATATGTTTATGTCTGATAAATTTATGGTTCCGTACTCAGGGTACTCTATAGGAATTACAGCCGAAAACTTTCTGAATGCCATTGAAGGTCGCGCTATCTTTACAAGCACTAAATTCGGACAGTTAGTCGTAGTTGAGGGCAGAAATGTATTCCTTGTGAGCATACAATACTCGCAAACTCAGGAAAAAGTTACTTTCTTTCAGGTCTTTAAAATTGGCACGCTGCAAACCCAGACAGGAGTCGTTTATATTGCAGAAAATAACAAGCCACAGATAGGAATTTCCGACGGAACCGCTTTCTATTTGTACGATCCCACATTATCTTCCGTTTTTCAGGCAATACCTTTGAACTTTACTCCAGGGTATTTAACCTTTCATGATACATACTTTATTCTTGCCGCATCAAACGACAATACCTATACGCCTCCCGCTAACAACACATGGAGGCTGTCAGGACACAACGATGGGGAGACATGGTCAAGTTCAAGCTCAAGCGTAGGTCTTCTACAATCAAAACCTGATAACGTGCAGGCTGTTGTTCGCTTTCCTTCCAAGGGTAATATGATATTTGTAATGGGAAGCATTGTAACTGAGGCCTGGTTTGATACAGGTGCTCAGCTATTTCCCTATCAACGTACTAATCAATTTAATATAGACTATGGATGCCTTCAGCCTGCTACTGTTGCTTATATGGATGAGCTTGTCGTATGGCTTGCTCAGAACGAGAAAAGTGGTCCTGTTATTATGTATTCTAACGGTGGCATGCCTAAAAAGATTACTACAGACGGCATTGACTATCTCTTTTCAACGTTACAAGATCCTGCCGATTCACAGGCTTTCCTTTATAGACAGGATGGACATCTTTTTTATCATATTAATTTTTATACCGATAATTTATCACTGGTATATGATTTTTCATCTGACAAGTTTTATCACGCATGCGACCAGAATCTTAACTACTTTATAGCAGCAGAAGTTGCCTTTTTTGATAATCAATATTACTTTATTACTAAAAATAACGGCAATTTGTTTGTATTTGATACAACTATTTATACTTATCAGGACGTAGACAGTGTTGGAAATATTATTACAAATGAGATTCCACGCATAAGAACCTGCGCTAATATCAGAACACCTGACCAGAATTATCAGATTATTAATGATATAGGATTTACCATTGAATCTGGTGAAACCAATTATCAACAGCAATCATTAGGTGAAATAATTCTAATTACACAGGCTGGAAATCCTCTGATTACACAGGGCGTATTTCCGGTGCTTGTGACTCAATCAGATAATGATTTAATCGCTCAAAATGGCACATTATTCATTACTCAACAAAATACAGGAAAAACCGCCCTTCTAATCGCACAGCAAATGGGTAACACGGGATTTAGTAATCTTTCATTGCCTCACGTTGACCTATCCATATCGACTGATGGTGGTGCGTCCTTTGGCAATGAATGGGCCTATTATTTACCCGCAATAGGTCATAGGAAGAATAGATTAATGTGGTGGCAGCTTGGAATTGCCAATGACTTTGTTGCCCAATTTAAATTCTGGGGCATGGGGCGTTTTGTCGCAACGGATGGTATTGCCAACACAAGGATATGATATGGCAACTCAACAACCAATCTTACAGGCTATATTTCCAGACCTTCCCAGAGAAACCCCTGTTTTAGATGAGGAAGGCGACTTTATGCCCCTGTGGAGTCTTGGGTTTGCTTCACTTTTCCAAGCTTTGCAGAATAATTATAAGAGCGAAGGCATTATGATTCCGAAACTAACGTCTGCTCAGGCGACAACAATAGCCAATCTATATACTAAGTACTTCACGCCTGTACCAATTCCTTTGCCTGTTGGTGTTCGAGATATAAGCGGTCAAATGATATACAATACAACAATAGCAGCACCACAGATATTTATCATTAATTTTGATGGAAGCACGCCCCCCAATGTGACAGCGGCAAGATGGTGGACATTTACAATTACCTGATATTTACCTTGTGGTATAGTAATAAAAATGATTCAAGGATGAATTATGGCATTTACAGACATGCAAAGATTTGGTACTGGGCTTGGTGCTGGAAGCATCCTTTCAGGCATTGCAGGACTATTTGGCGGCAAGCATAAAAATCCCGCTTCTGCTGCCAATCAATATATAAGTCAAATCCCTGGGCAGACAGCAAGTTATTATCAGCCCTATATTAATGCGGGTCAAAACGCACTTCCTGGCCTTCAACAACAATATGGTTCGTTATTAAATAACCCTGGTGGAAGATTAAATGAAATAGGGCAAAATTATCATCAGTCACCTGGATTTCAGTTTGCACTTCAACAAGCCCTTCAAGGCGAAAATCACGCCGCAGCGGCGGGTGGTATGGCCGGTTCTCCTGAACATGAACAGCAAAACATGCAATTGGCAACGAACTTAGGAAATCAGGATTATAATAATTGGCTGGGACAGGCGACAGGATTGTATGGGCAAGGACTACAAGGCGAACAGGGTTTAGCCTCAATGGGACAGCATGCCGGTAGCTCAATGGCCGACATGATAGCTCAAACCCTGGCACAACAAGGTCAATATGCTTACGAAGGGCGGGCAGGTCAAAATCAGGCTAATGGTTCTGTGTGGTCTAATCTGGGCTCAGGTGCTGGTTTGTTAGGTGCTTTCCTGCCTTGGCATTAATTAAGGATGACTCATGACATTTACTTTTACTCAAGCGCGTGAATTAAAACCAGAACAGGTTAATCCATTTGCCAATTTAATCTCTAAAGCCGTACAAGGTTACGGTCAAGGCGTACAAGCTGCTTATATGCCTCGACAGCTTGAGGCCGATATTTTTCACAAACAAATATCACCTTTAGCGATGCTGGCTAGCAGTCCCTATTTCTCTTCATTACACCCTCAGCAACAACGCCAAATTGCGGGCTACATAAGCCAAATGCTTTCTAAGCAAGGAATGGGTGGTGAAGGCGGAATGGGTCAAATGCCAGGAATGCAAGGCCAAGGTGGTGATATGGGTGGTCAGGATGGTATGAATAATGGCCAACAAATGGGTAACGAAGGCCAAAACCCTGGCAATGGTGGTGAAGATTCCCTTGTTCCTAGAAATCCTGGAGAACACGTCACTGGCAAGTTTACAGAATCCCCATACTCTGGTGGCACAGCCCACAGAGGAAGCAATGGAGAAACAATTTACGCACCGACTGGCGGTGGAGTTCAAAAAGGTCTTGATGTGCTTACAGAGGCAAAAGGATTAAAAAAACTTTTCGATCAATATAAAGAAGTAGCAGCTAATGCAGGTGGTGCTGGTGGATTTAAACGAGACTTTGCAAAAATAGCATCAGGGATTGAGCGAGCAGATATTCCATATCTTAGCCCTTTAGCTCACAACATTTCAAAGAAGGTAGGAGTTGAAAATCTATCTAAAGAAGAGGCGCAAGCGAAATCATATAAAGCTCAAATGGGGCCCGTTATGCGTGCTATTGGATTTACTAATCAAGAAATAGATGACTCATTAGATTACCATCCTGGAGAAAACAAAAAAAACATTAAAGACCGATTGGACAAGACATGGTTAGTGATTGAGCGAAAAATCAAAACGCATCAAAAAAATCTGAGCAAGGGAATCAACGCCAATCAAAATGTCATTGGTGAGAATGATGTTCCTCGAAGTATCGATCAGAAAATCGCGCGTGATGAGCAAGAAAGAGCTCAAGCACAAAATAACAATGGCAGCTATAAAGAAGCACCACCTGGAACTATTGTTTTATACCGTAAAGGTAAGATGTATTACATTCCTCAAAACGCAGTAGAAAAAGCATTGAGCGAGGGGTTTACCTATGAATGATAAATGGGAACAATATGCCGCTCAACCTGCTGAGGACAAATGGGCTCAATATGAAGCACAACCAATAGAAAAGAAATCATCTAAAAAGGCATCGGGAACCAATAAAGACGAAGAGCAATTGGCTGCGCTTAAAAAACAACATCCGCTAATGTATAAATTAGCCAAACAATTACAAGGTTCTCCAGCACTTGAAAAAGCGGGGAATATTGCAGGTCATTTCAATAATGCTATTGAAGGAACCGGATTGCCTTCGCTTGCTAAAGGGTTCTTTGGTACGGGCATTGATATGGGTCGCGGTATCGCTAATCTTATCCCAGGTGTGAATATTCCCAAGCAGCAATATAAAGAACTCAATGTGAACCCATATGTGGGAGTAGGAGCGGAAACTATAGGCTCTTTGGGAATGGGCTTACCTGTGTATAGAGGATATCAAGCTGCGAAAAAAGGCGTTGAGGCGTTACCTTATGCTAAGAAAATACCCGAGCTGATTCGTAATGTGCTGGCTGGTAGTGGCGTTGGTGCTGCGATTAGCCCAGACAATAGAGGTTTAGGGGCTGCTCTTGGTGGTGGTGCTGAAATCGCACCCTTTGCAATACGTGGCGCAAAGAATTATTTCCAAGGCCGCAATACCGCAGGGCGAGAAAGAGACCTATATAAAGCCATGGCCGAACATGAAATGCAAAAAGGTGATTTGGAATCATTAAAAAATCTTGCCACACATAAATTTGGTAAAAATAATCCCGAAGCCTTATTGCTCAGTGCTCAAGATAAAGCGGCTCAATTAGAAGAAGCAGAAGCTTTTAAACGCCGTCACTTTGGTGATGAAAAAATGCTACCAGGCCAACAACTGGTTCCCGAAGCCGAACATGCGGTTCAGAATGTTAATGAGGCGTTAAAGAACACTCTTGAAGAAGGCGGCACACACTCAAAAGATTTATCGAAACATATTGTAGAAGCTATAGAAGGCGTTCCAACAATAGAACCTCATCCTAAAACAGGGTTGCCACGAGAAGTTAGATATGGCGGAGAGCGTAAAGCTTGGGGCGCAAAAATGGACAAGCTAGAAAATAATCTGCCAGAGGTTGAAATTCCTGCGACTGATACCAAATCCGTAGATGCGGCTTTGAAAAGTTATTACGGAAAAAAATCAGATATCAGTGATGAAGAAAAAGAAGTTTTCAAAAAGCTCATTGAGCCTGCTTTTACTAAAAATAAAAAAATAAGTGGCCGTCAATTCTTTAGGGCATACAGGTCTTTAAGAACAATTGAAGGTAAAGAGCGTTCAAAAGCATTTGGTCTGTCACCTAAAGAACATGACGAATGGATTGACCGTGCCAATGAAACCAAAAAAACTTATGAGGATATGGAAAAAATTATTGGGAAGCATTTCCCAGAAGGAACCATGAAACAATTGTATGAACTGAATCATGAATATTCCAACAAAATAGCCCCTCTTCATGAAAACCCCATGTATCAGCAAATGTTAAAACATGGGAAATACAAAGGTGACATGGTTGAGGCTCTTTCAGGAACAACATCTGGAAATAAAATATTGAATAATATGATTCAAAATAATCCAGAACTTTCTCGATTGGTTTTAGGTCATTCTTTTGCTGATAATCCTGCTAAACTAATGAAACCTAACAAGGCAATAGAACCTTTTGTGAAGGCTAATCCAGAGATTTCTCGCTTGATGGGGTATCAAAAACAAGCGGCATCTCAACTTGAAACAGCCAAAAGAAATGCTGAATTACATAAACAAGTAGAGATGATACCTCAATTAGGTAAAGAAATTCACGAGCAAAGACAAATTGCCAAACGCTTAAAACAAGAATCAGAGGTGGAAGGATTAACTAAAGCAGATGTTGCTAAGAAAAAAATTGAATATGAGAAAGCTCAGAAAAAACTTAGGTCAACAATGAACAAGCTGATTACAGGTACACTTGCTACAAGTGCCCTTGCTTATGGTATTAAAAAAGTAAGAGAGTGATAAATGTTTATTTTTTATCCATTTTAAGATATTATGCTTTTTTATTGACCTAACCGAGATAAGATAATGGTGCTTTTTGTACTGATATGGCTTTCTATTTACGCTCTTTTGTCTATGCTAGAAAGTTAATCCACGATGGATTGAGGAATTAAATTTTATAAGGGATTATTATGCCTATCAATACGGCGTTATTAATAGCGGCACCGATGCTTCAGGACAGTTTTGTTGATAAAGACGGAACACCGATGGCATATGGTACTGTGACTTGCTATCAAGATAATAGCAGAACTACGCTTAAAAACTGGTATTATCAGTCCGGTAGTCCTGGCAGCTATACTTATATTCCTTTACCCAATCCATTGACTTTAAGCGCTGCTGGGACTATTTGTGATATTAATGGTGTCGATACAATTCCGTTTTTTTATCCGTACAGCGAACTGGATGAAACCCAATCGCAGCCTTACTACATAACCATTGTTAATTATGCGCAGACCAACGAGATAACGCGGGCTAATTTTCCTTTTATTTCATCAACCGGAGGAAGTTCCGGCACAGGAACGGCGTTTAATAATCTGATTGTCAATAACGGGTTTTGGCGCAATGCTCAACCCAATACATTAACCTCACCTTCTAACTTGAGCATTGTATTGTCTACACCTTTTCTGACAGTGCAAACCGTGAGCATTGGAACATTAACCACGGTCTATGCGGGAATTGTAGCACCAAGCCAGCACGATACATTTAGTTTTCCAGATATTCAGTTTGTTAAAAACAATATAACAGCAAGTGAAACATGTACTTTCACACCATTTCCTTTAAATAATCAATTAGTAATCACAAAGCCTTATTCCACCAATACTCCTGAATATTACATTAGCCACAACTGTACCTCGGCAGGAAGCGCTGAAACATTGAAATGCTATCAATTTCCAATTGCCCTGCACATAAACAATTTAGCGAACCTTAATTACACTGTTTCATTGCAGGCCCAAAATGGCGGCACAATTGGTGCGGGGAGCGTTATAACCTTACAGATTTTGCAGTTTACAGGAACGGGAACAACATCCCCTGCGCCTTTTATAGTCAGCGAAAGAACAATAACCACGACCACAGCATGGGCGGTTTACACACTTTCAGATGTGTTTCCAACATCATCAGGATTAACCTTGGCCAATGCGTCTGATGATGCCTTTTACCTACAGGTTCAGATGCCTTTAAACACACCCTGCACAATTAACTTTACGAAACCTTCGCTCTATTTGACATCCAATACAGTTCCCGCTTTTGACTTCCAGACTTATGATGAGGTTGACACGGTTATTAATAGTCCGCGTACAGGTGATATTCGTACAAGCATTAATTCATTCTATCCTTTTGGTTGGGTTCCAATGAATGACGGAACAATCGGTTATAACTCTAATTCCATGGCGACTTACCTGCCAACTGCTTTAAATTCCCAGCAAACATGGCCACTTTATAGTTTAATCTGGAATCTCTTCAAGCCTTATACCGGAATATCATCAAACCCTATCAGCCCGATGATTAATTCAAGTGGTTCATCAATTGCTTATGGGGCGACTGCCATTGCCGATTTTAACACCAACAATTCGTTAACTCTGACAAAAATGATGGGTAGGATTATGCTGGGAACGGTTCCGGCTGTGGCTGAGATTAAAACATATTCGACAACATTTACCGCCAGTAACTCGGGAGGCAATTTATTGTTAACCGCAGCCAATACGGTTAATTATTTCAATGGCATGCCGGTGTACGTGTCGGGTGGATCACTTCCCTCAACAATTGGAGCAAACACTATTTATTATGTTGCGGGCTTTAATGGTTCTACAGCCTTCTTTTTATCGACTACCTTTGCTAATGCTTTGGCTGGAACGGTTATCGGCTATGCAGCAGGTAGTGGTACTGTCGTAGCATCGCTTGCAGGAACCACAGAGGGCGAATATGCGCACGCTCAATTATTATCTGAACTGATAGGTCATACTCATGCGGCAACCTCAGGAGCCTTTGTTCTAACATCAGGAACAGGAGTTGGTTACACCTCGGGCGGTTCAAACCTTGGAACAAGCGCTTTGACTGCTGCTACGGGTGGAAGTTTGCCTTTTAACGTGACACAGCCAGGTACGTTCTATAACATATTTATGAAGTTATAATGGATTGACACTGTAAACATGATGTTAGAATGTGTCGAAATTTAAGGGTTTTTTAAACATAAGGATATGTTCATGTCGACGCTATTGAATTTTGGGCGTGACGTACAGGGCTTTAATGCTTACGCGCCACAGTTCCCTACCGATATTTATACAGCTACGCTTGCGGCAAGTACCGCTGAAAGTGTGACTGTACCCGCAAATTATTCCACTTGGATTATGTATGTTCGCGTACAACCAAATGGATGGGGCTGGTGCTCACGAACCACAACCGCGGCAATACCTGCCGGAGGTACATTGGCTGCCGCAAGTGCTGAACTTGTTGTTGGAACTATTGAATTTAAACGAACGGTTTATGCAAAAGATGTTATCAGTTTTATAACACCGAACACGACATGCGATATTGAAGTTGCATTTTTTCCTGTTACTTATCCTTAAGAAGAAAGTAACCCAAGACAAGGAATGTTAGAAAATGGCCATTGAAGAGATGTTCACCTCGTTGCCAACGGTATCAAATGCGGCTATGTCTGATATCATTTGCGCGGTTCAGGGCTATATAAGCCCATCTAATCTTGGACTTTCAGTGCAGGAAAGCCTGCAACAGGTTTATAATCTGTTTCAGTCCAATATAATCTTATCCTACCCAGGCAATCCGAATGGATTTGTGGCAGGAACTACCTACCAGCTTCTCTGGGACACCGTTGACTTAATTCTCTGGGTCTGCACCACATCAGGAACGGCCTCGACCGCGGTTTGGACTGAGTGTATTAATCCACAAAGCAACTGGATAAACGTTACCTCAAGTCCGCAGAATCTGGTTGCTAACTTAAATTATCTCAGCAATAACGGCGCAAGTCTTATTACTTACACCCTTCCCTTAACTGCCGCTTTTGGGACTGTCATTCAAATATCCGGCTTTTCATCAGGTGGTTGGACATTGGCACAAAACGCAGGTCAATCCATTAACTTTGGAAGCTTAACAACTACGACCGGTGCAGGAGGAAGTTTATCCTCATCCAATAAAAATGACTACGTAAGACTTCTTTGTGTCACAGCAAACACTACATGGAATGTAATTAGCTCCATTGGCAATTTAACCATAGTATAAGGACATCATAAAATGGCTACAAATAACGCTACCAATACCCCTGAACTCACACTGAATGGTCAAACATTTATCGGTTCTACAGGGTTCAATCCAGTAGCAGCAACATTGACAGCGGGTGCTGGGATTTCCATTGTTAATGGAGCAGGATCCATTACTATTTCAGGCTCAGGAAGCTCAGGATGGGTTGACCAGACAACAACACCTGTAACCATGGCAGTCAATACAGGATATACATCTGATGCCGGTGCTTCATTAATCACATTTACATTACCTGCAACATCAGCAATTGGCGACCAGGTTGAAATCAATGGAAAAGGATCTGGACTTTATACGATTGCTCAAGCCTCAGGACAGCAAATTCACTTTGGTAATATAGCAAGCACAAGTGGTACTGGTGGCTCTGTTGCCTCTACCCTTCAATATGATTGCATTAAATTGCGATGTATCACAGCGAATACAATCTGGGTAGCTGTATCGTCTGTAGGTAATTTTACTATAGTTTAATTAAGGGATTAATATGGCTACGAATAACGCAATTAATGCTAACTCCACGACCCCGTTGCCTATAGTTGACGGGGGGACTGGAGTAACTTCAGTTACTATTTCTCCAACAGCGACCGCCTTTGCCGGATGGGATGCCAATAAGAACTTATCTGCGAATAACCTCATTGACGCTTATGCTACTACAGCTACGGCTGCGGGAACGACGACTTTAACTGTCTCAAGCGCCTATCAGCAATTCTTTACAGGAAGCACTACTCAAACTGTACAAATGCCGGTAACTTCCACATTGGTGTTGGGGCAATCATGGCTGATAGTTAATAATTCAACTGGTGCTGTAACTATAACCTCCTCTGGTGGTAATACCATTACAGTGATGGCAGCGGGCACTCAAGCAGTCGTGACCTGTATTTTAACTTCAGGAACAACGGCTGCAAGTTGGAACTCCAGCTATACGGCAACGGTTGTCGGTGTAGTAGCAATTTCAGCTCAAACCTTTTCCGCAGCCGGAACCTCAACTTATACTCCAAGCGCTGGAACTATTTTCTGTGACGTTTATGTTACAGGCTCAGGAGGCGGTGGTGGTGGAGCTGCTGGTGGAAGCGCACCTCAGGCAGGAGCAGGCGGTGGAGGAGGTTCGGGAAGCACATCAATTTTATATGGTGTAGCCGTTGCTACAATTTCCGGCGCTACAGTAACTGTTGGTGCAGCTGGTGCTGGAGGCACGGCTGGTAATAATAATGGATCTAATGGAAATACAAGTTCTGTAGGTGCTGTGGTTACGGCAAATGGCGGTTCAGGTGGCTCGGGAAGTATAAGCACTACTGCTGCATGCTCTACAAGATTGGGGGGTGCTGGCGGTACAGCAGGCTCTGGAGGTTCCATTAATATTACGGGTGGCGGTGGAGGCATGGCCGTAGCAAATGGTGTAAGTACAATTTTATGTTCCGGTAATGGCGGCAGCTCGTTCTGGGGCGGAGGCGTAGTAGGTGTTAATACGAGTGCCACAGGTACAGCCGGTACTGTATATGGCTCTGGTGGCGCGGGAGCGGGAGCTACGACATCCAATACAGCCGGAGGTGCAGGAGCCGTAGGACTGGTCATTATTATCGAATATAAATCATAGGGATTCTCATGACGATTAACGCAAAAGACATTGGGGCAATTGGGGATGGATTAGCCGATGACACAGCTGCCTTACAGACCGCGATCGATGATGCTTATACTGATAACGAGCCTCTATATATTCCATCGGGTACTTATAATGTCAGCTCCTCACTGATAATGCCGTTTGATTCAGGTTCCGTATTTAATAAAGGCAATTATATCTATGGTGATGGAATGCTTCGCACCAATATTAATGCGGTGGCTCCAAATGTTATTCTTTTTAAATACACACAGCCAGGCCCTTTAAAATTCATGATGGGTGGTGAATTGTCCTTTATGAGCTTAAACGGAAATAATCAGGCAGGAAGTGTCGGACTTCAGCTTCAAGGACTTTATAATCAACGATATAATTCCTTAATTGTCCAAGGGTTCACCGATGGATTTAATATCATCAACTCAGGAAACCCTGGAGATAACGATGCTTGCAACCATCTTATTTTTGAAAATAGCATTATTCAAAATTGTTCACAGTGGGGAATCATTACCTCTGTTGCCACGGGAAACAATGAAACCTCTTTTATCAGTATCAGAGACACAACAATTCAAGGTTGCGGAACAGTGGCAGGAGCCGTTGGTGGTGGTATGTATTGGCGTGGACAAATGCTTCAATTTGATAATTCAGCCTTCGTTGTCAACAAAAATCGTGGGCTTTATATTGAAGGTGGCGCTGGATTAGGTTCAAATATTTTAGCCAATAGCCTGTGTTTTGAAAATAATACAGGAATGAGCCTGCAATGTTATGGCATCACAGGCATGGAGTTTAACCAGCTTCAAATGTACAACAACGATGCGAATATAGCCCAATATGGTATTTATCTTAATGCGACATCAAGCTATGTGGGCCAGGTTCGCGTTAATTCAGCGAAGGTACGAGCTACAGCAGGGAATAACCCTTATGTTGCCTTTATGGCATCAGGAGCTGATGTTGCTGCTGGAACCGTAGTGGCGGACAGTAAACAGATTCGCTGGGATAATTTTGGTTATGCGGGACAAACGCAATATTCAGGGTTTACCGTCGTATGAATTTAACAAAGGATTGTGATGACTAATGACCCTGTAATACCACAGGAACGATTTGATTATGCGGTTAATATCATTCTTTCTCATGAAGGCGGTTATTCAAACGATCCTGATGACTCAGGTGGTGAAACCAACTTTGGTATAACACAAAGTGATTTACTCACTTATGGAAAAATGTTAAAACTGCCGATTAATGTTAAGGATTTAACACGAAATGAAGCAGAAGTTTTCTATAAAAAGTTCTATTGGGATAAGTACAATTACAATGCCATTAATTCGCTGCCGATTGCCACAAAGATATTCGATATGGCAGTTAATATGGGCGCACACGAAGCACACGTGCTAGTTCAACGTGCTCTGGGACGTTTGGGATATTTTGGCTATAATCATTTACCTGTTGATGGCATTATTGGTGCTCATACCATAGCAGCTATTAACGAGGAATGTATTCATTGCGGTGAAGAAGAGCTGATGAAAGCGCTAATCACAGAAGCAAAAATATTCTATGAATATCTGGTCATAAATAAACCACATCTTAAGAAATTCTTAAACGGATGGTTAGAAAGAGCCTCATGGTCATAGAGTTGCCGTGGCCACCCAGTGTGAACCATTATTGGCGACGCAATGGAAGCCGTTATTACGTGAGTTCTGAAGGTCAGGCATACCGAAATAGCCTCTATTCTATTTGCGCGCCATACAGGGGTGTTTTTGAGCGTTTAGCGCGGTTATCCCTGATTATCGAAGCCTATCCTCCTGACAGGA